GTACTGCGGCCCTGTGTTGACGTTTGGCCCAAGCGGACCAGTTGCCACATCTGGCACAACTGGTGGCGCAATCTCTGCACCCGTAATTGGATCAAAGCGACCAAGGCCAGCTAGGTATGCATACTGATCTGGACGTTGTTCCTGTAGTCTCTGCAAGGCAGACATGTAAGCAGGGTAAGAGCTGTAACCAGAAACACCGCCTGCAGACGTAACCGCTGCATCACCCATCGTAAGCGGGGCTGGACCCTCTAAGCCAAATGCGGAAGCCATCGCGCCCACGTTGCGATTTAGCGCACGCTCTGTTTCGCTAATCTCAGCAATCTCTGGCCCCATATAAGGCACATAGCCCAAATCTTGGATTTGTTGGGCGCGCTCTAACGCTTTCTTTCCAGCTTCCTCAATGTAGGCTGGGATTTTGGTTTCTTGAGTGCTTCTGCTACCCATATTAAAACTCCAAGTGCATTGTTATGGAGTGAGGCTTCCAGCCCAGTTTCTCCAAAGGTTTCTGCCATCCAAAACGACCGTCAAATGAAGCAAATGAACAGCCTTGCAATTTTGCCCATTCTTTCACATTTTCAGTCATTTGTAAAATTTCATCCAATTCACCACCTGCAAGAAACACATGCAAGGCTTTTGTGTTAGGATATACCACGATTTCTGTAATTATGCACCCACGCTCTGCAGGCCATAACTGCATCTTGCCAGAGCGTATGCCTTCGCATACTTCATCCCACGTATTGTGACCGCCAGAGCGCTCTAAAGCAGCCTCTATCCAAGGCTTGCATTTAAACAATACATCTATGGGCGTGTGTACATTCATCCATGCAACCTCGTAATTGCAATCGTTGACGCAGGCGCAGCAGGCGCAAATGCAGTTGCAACCGTGGCGTCTAAAAACCCGCTTGTGCTATCTACTGCCCACATAGCCTCTAAGTAATCTCCAGCACTTACATCAAAGATCGCAGAGCGTGACACAACCAGCACGGCGTTGTTTTGGTGCAGCGCGTTTTTCATCGTTGATCCTGTAACGTCAGTGCCGTTGATACGAGGCCAAAACCAGAAGTTCGCTGTGCTGCCAGATGTTGATGCAATTTGCGCAGAAAAGCTAATCATGTATTGACCAGCTTCCTCAAAAACAAGGCGACTTGCAGGCGTTCCGTTTGTTACACCTTCAGCAATGCTAGAAGTGTACGTTAAAGCGTACGCTGTGTTTGTGGATGCCGCTGTCTGGTCTGTTGTGACTGCGCCAGCGTATTGACCATCCTCTAAGACGATCTGCACAAACGCGCCATTCTTTGACACAACGGGATAACCGTTTTCGTCATCCCACAAGATAACACCGTTTTCCGATGGATTGTCGTCTGCTGTCTTAAAGTACAAGCGCGGAAGCTGCCTGCGCAGATATGCAGTTAGGTTATTGCCCCAAGCCTTTACGTTGTCGCCAATAGGTGGGAGTACGGGTGCTGCCATTACCTACGCCCACCCGCTTTTGCGTCTACCCGCATTGTTCCAACACGCCACGCTGCGTAAGGTGCATCGCCCTCTACGCGCATTCTAATCTGGCGACCTGAAAAGCGCACGGCAGTCGGGCTAGACGGTGTATATGGCCCATGCGTGTACTCTGTGTCGTTGGGGTAGAAACGTGACTTGAATGTAACGTCTACATCGCCCTGCGTCTTTTCGTCAGGGATCAAATCTGTGACCTGCATGATGTTGTCGCCGTTGCCAATACTGATCGGGCCGCTTTCTGCGAATACAGATTGTTCTGTGCCGCTGACTGCGTAGGAAAGCCCAACTTCATGGTCATACATTGCGCCGTTTGCATCCATGAGCATTGGATACTCGAACACGCCGCGTGACGCGCCAGTGGTGCGGGATAGGTTGCCGATGAGCCAGTGGTTTTCTTTGTAATCAAATGCCACATAGCGGTCTATTTCAGTGCTATCCGCTGAACAATAGAACCACCAGATTTCGCCAAACTGACCGTTGGTAAACGCCCAAGTCTTACTTTTCTGTGAGGTGTTGATGTCGTTGAAAACATAATCGTGGACATCACACGGTATCTCAGAAACCAAGTTACCATCAAAACGGTAGAACCCGCCGTTGCCCATCCAGAATACGCCCATGTCAACGTCTGCCGCTGCCTTGCGTGAAATGATGCCGCAAGATGTGCCGACACGCTCAAAGCCATACACATAGGGTGGGCCAATGTATCGTGCTGTATGCGCGTCAATGTCTGTGATAATTAGCGTCTGACCGCGTGTCCGAATAGCCGTTTCAATCTGGCCTGACGTTTGCAATTCAATGTCGCCAGCTTCGTTTGTCGCGGCAGGTGTCCATGTCGTGTTGTCCTCGCGGTCACACCACTGAACCTTGCGTGGGTTTGCGCCTGCACCCAGTGCAAATATAAAGCGTTCTTCTGTGACGATTATACCGCTGTTGTTTATAGGAGCGTTTGCAATCACCGCTGCATCTGATGATGTGCCAAGCTGCCACTCAAGAATGCGTCCGTCTGCCGTAGAACACGCGACAAGGTATTCGCCCCAGTTATCCAGCGACCATGTGGTTGCAGCAACTAGGTTGCCTGTGTCAGGACGCGGTGTGCCGTATGTGCCTGCGCCGTAGAAACCATAACCGTAACCGATGTTGACCGCAGCATCCTCTGATCCCGCTGTTAGGTCAGTCGGCGCAATGTCATATGCAGTGCCGCCAGAGACAACTGCGAATAGCTCGTTATACGATCCCGCCGCAACATAGCGTGTGCCGTTGTTGCTTTCCCAAGTATGCATTCCACGCGGTGCGTTTGTCGTAATACTGGCAATGTTCTCATTCACACGCCAGCCGCCGATAGGACGCAGCGATCCGTCACGCCAGCGAACAAGTGAGCCATCACGCCAACGACCAGATGCATCTAGCTCCGTACCTGTGCGGTAGAAGCCTGCGGGGATTTTAAGCGGTATGAGAGCCATGCGCGTTACTCTGGTTTAGTGGGCCAGTTGATGGTGTTTGGAAAGCCTGCTTGCTGTGGAACGTTGAGCAAGTCAGTGCGGTACTGCGTCCATTCGTTTTGTTTTGCTGCTGTTAAGTCTGCCCAGCGTAGAGGGTTGGTTACGATAGGGTCTACTTCATTTTCCAACCGCTGGTTTCTCTGATAACGCGAAAAATCTGCCTGCCGCGCATCTTCGTCTGATTGAGAAAACGCTACATAGTCAGAACCAATCAAGGCCAAAAGCTCTGTGTTGTTTATTGTGTTGTCAGTATCCCAAGGCGTTAGCGCATAGGGTATCCAACCATAATCAGGATGATTTATTTCTAAATCAAAATGAGTATTTTCAGCATTCATAGAACGTGCGTTTCTTATTTCTGTAATAGCTACCATCTTACGCAATCCTCATCCAAACTGTTCCTCTGTCCTCATTGGTTGCATAACCCATGCATTTCCATGTTCCTGATGTCTTGTAGCTTGCACTATTGGACGCTGATCTGTCAGTGTAAAAAAGACTACTTGTGGTTGTGCCGTTTGGTACACTCACAGATGTTGAAGCTGTTGATGCGCTAATCATAGCAAACGCAAATGTGCCGACAGCGCCAGTAGATAAGCCAGCCATTGCCGAACCAACTTGTGATGACGTAGGTGCAGGCGCAGATGTCAAATAGCCCTGCGATGAGTGATCACCCCAACCATACGCCGTGTTCCAATTAGATTGGCTTGACGTTGTTGGAATGCTGTAACCTGATTGCAGGGAAACCGCCAATGTGCCTGATGTTGTGATTGGCGATCCACTGACAGTCAGGCCAGTTGGTACTGTCATCGCAACGCTTGTGACTGAGCCAGAACCCACAGAGGCATTGATGTACGTTTTAAGATCGCTCATGGCGACCTGCTTCATTGTGCCATCGTCGTTAAATACAACGCGGTCAGCATCAACAACAGTTGTGGATGTTGCCGCTGTGTCACCGTCTAAAGTGTTAAGCTCAGCCGCTGTAGCTGTTACGCCATCAAGGATGTTTAGCTCTGCCGCAGTTGACGTAACCGCAACGCCGCCAACTTCCCAGCCCGATCCAAGATTAGGCGTGACTGTGTTTGTACCGTCAGCATTGCTGTTTATCTCTAGGACAATATCGTCCAACGCGGTATTGATGGTTGTACCCCAACTATCCTCAGAACCGCCTACCGTTGGTTTG